TCGGCTTCATTTGCTATCCTCCTTAACTCTGAAGCTGCTACCACAAATGCTTTCTGTGTATCGTCCATCGTAGGCCACTGCTCAATCTCTGACATTAGTCTAAAGCAGGCAATACAATATACACCTGTTTTATCAACTTTGCAAATGGTTTTACATGGACTCATTTGATAGTGTTCTTGAGGTTCATCAGTTCTGTATTAAGCCGAAACACCAAGGCATCTAGGGTACGATTTTCATCCTCAAGCCTTTCCATCCTAGCCCTCATCATAGCGTTCTCACGCTCCAGTTCCGACACCATATCTACTAACTCTACTTCATAGGGTACACCTGAAACTCTAACCATTTAATCCTCCTTAGAAGCCACCCAAAGGGCGAAGATAACGACAAATAACAGAAAAAGCAGGTAGTTAGTCATTTTGTAGCCATCCAATAAAGACCTACGTTAGAAAAGGCATAACCGGCATACACCACCAACAGAGCAATGTTACCCTTCATACCCTGCTCTGCGGCGATGTAGGCATAGATGCAGCCGGTTAAGATGATCAGCCAGCTACTCACGCTTGCTTCAACAGTGCTAGGCAGTCTTCAAAGGCGTTCATCAGTGCCTGTCTTTCAGCCTCATGGTCAGGCGAGAACTTGCCGTGTGCCTGTCGCAACTCAATGAACTCCAGCGTCAGTGCTTCCAACTTCTTATCTACTGTCATAGCAGGAGTGGGGCTGTCATCAGTAAAAATAAGACACTCAACATTACCACCATCGCCCAATCCAACATAGGTATCCACCTCCAGTTCTAGTTTCATTTTAGATAGTCTCCATAGATTTTAAGAAAGTCCATCACATCACGCTTTGCATCAGAGTCGAGCAAGTGCCCATATTCTTCAGGATGATTAAACTTACTAACCAACTTAACAGCAACCTTGATCTGTGCTGTCAGTTCCTCGTTAACCTCTTCAAGGTCTTTGATGCGCTCTTCTAGCTGCTCAACAGCACTGTAGTCAACAGTGTCGTAGTCAGCATCGTTCCAATAGTCATAAGAATATTCAGTCATTTCAAGCCTTTCAGTATTGATGATATAAAAGCAAAGCAACCTATCAGTAGTGCAGATGTCATAGTGCCTCCTTGAAGTCGTTGTCATCTTTCTCGCTAAATATCTTATGCCAAATCTTTCGGGTAGGTACTCTTTCCTTTTTCCAATGCTGATCTCGTTGCACATAGGCGTTAAACACATCACACGCTAACAGTTCATCCTTACATCTCTGCCTCTGCGAACACTTGTCGCATGGTGCTGGGCGTGAAACTAAATCATAGTGTGCTGCAAATGCTTTGTTCCAGGGTTTTGTGTTCATGCTATTTTTCCTTTAATGTTAAATGTTATAATGCTTCTTCGGTAATTTCATTCATGCGGCCTGTGTGCTTATCGTAGAGAACGGCACAGGCTTTACCAGTCTCTCCGCTGTATCGGTTCTTGATAACCCTGACCCTAGTCGTATTCCTCTCGATTGGGTCTTCATGCTGTGCTGACCTTTCCAATCCTAACACCATATCAGCTAATTGTCCAATACTTGCAGAACCCCTTAATTGGGACAGACTAGTGGCTGCGCCTTCTTCATGGCCTTTACCCTCTGGCCTGCGGAGATGGGACACCACAAACAAGGCCACCCCTGTTTCCTGCACAATCATACGCAACTTGGTCATAATCTCATCAATGGCTTTGCGCTCATCTCCATGATCCTGAGCCGACACAACAATAGAGACATGGTCTAGCAGAATGTACTTGCAGTCTAGTCCTTTGGTGAAGTACCTAACCCGATTGATGATGTTGTCGATTGCTGTAGAGCCAAAGCAGTCATAAAAGAAAAGCCTATCAGAGCCAAGGGTCTTATCAAATGCTTCTTTCTTAGCCGATTCTGTTGCCTCAGTCTCTGCCAAGTGCAGTGGCTTATTGATCGCCAATGACATCAGAGACAAGGCAGTCCGTTTAACCGATTCTTCCAAGAACATAATCCCGATATTGTCTTTGGTCTCACATAGCAATTGCCAAATCACTTCCCTGATAAACTGCGACTTGCCAAGGCCGGAGCCAGCAGTAACCACCACCATCTCTTGCTGTCTGATACCGCCTGTCATGCCATTGAGGCCAGCATACGGATAGTGCGCCTGTGCCTTTGGCAAGGGCTGCATAACCAATTCAAACAGTTCAGAGCCGGCAACGATACCATCAGGCACATAAGTCTCTGCCGCCCACCATGCCTTAACGAAGTCCGCAGATTTGTTGTCCTTCAGATAGTCGCAGGCATCCTTGTAAGGCTTAGACATCTTCATTATTTTGACCTTAGAACCAAACAGGTCAGCAACGGCTAAAGCTGCTTCCTGACCAGGTTCATCAGCATCAAATGCAAGCACTACAGTCTCAAAGCTGTCGATATACTCGAATTGTGCTTGGCAGTCCTTCACAGCCGACTGTGCCCCATTCTTGATTGACACCACAGGATATAATGAGCCTGTCATCTGAAAAGCCGCCAAGGCGTCTAACTCGCCCTCACAGATAGTCAGATATTTACCGCCGGCAGGATATCGATTCTGACCGAACAAAGTAGCCTCTTTGATGTTGCCTTGAGACCTAAATTGCTTGTCAGCCACTGATCTGACCTTGAAAGCCACCTCAGTACCTCGGTCATCACAGTAAGGATAATAATGTTCTGTCCCTGATTGTCTGACACCATAGGCTTCGCAGGTGGATTTTGTGATACCCCTTTCAGGTATGCTTAGGAATTGACCGCTAATGCCCTTTAGAGGCTCTACAACGGGTTTCTGTGTCATCGGTAGTACCTTACCCCTTCCTTGGTCAGAGAAGCCCTCTGAGAGCGTTTTAGAGGCTTTGTGGCACACAAAACAATAAGTGCTGTCATCTGAATAGACTGCCCTGCCGTCTGAAGAGCCACAATCAGGGCACTCGGTGTGCCTTACAAACCTGTTTTTAGACTGTATTTGCATTGATCCTAATCCTTTCCTGAGCCAATTGATCCAATATTGCCAAGAGGGCAACACAATTCCCACTTTCGGGCTTAGTGCGCTTCAGAGCCTCATAGACATCATTGAGCAAGGTCTCAATATCGGTAGAGCCATGAGCCAATAGATCAACACAATCAGAAACACAAAACCAATAAATTCTTTCTAAGTCATCATTTTCCATTGAGTGCTACCTTTCTTAATAGTTACCTATATAGTTAAAGAATTAAAATCTTTATTAAAGTCTTTTTCAATATAGACTATTTAATCAATATAGTCTTTAATAGCAAGTTCCGTGCCAGCTTGCTTTTTGGCATACAAAGCAGGGCGTGCCAAGTGCTATCGGGACTGCCAAGGGTCATCGTTACCATCATCAAAACCATCGATGCCCGCTAAGGGGTCTAAATCGCTCTCTGTGCCTTCTTCGACTTCATCCATCTCAGACATCAAACTGACATTGCCAACGGCACAGAGGTCGGTTTTAATCGATTTTAGGCACTGTCTACACATGGACAGATAATCCCTAGTGTAAACTGACCTAATAGTGGTCTCATAATCGGTTAACGCCTCATTACAGGATCGGCAGCGCATCTTTTTCCCTTTCCTGCTGTAGCTTGAGTCTTTTCTCATTCTCAGCTTTCACGACATAATAGGCAAACTCGATCAAATCGTCTTCGTTACCTGAGTAATTCCCGAAATCGCTATAGTCTAGCCTTTCGTCTAAGATATCCACCACTTCTTTATTCGTTAATAGCATGATAAAATCTCCTTTTGCTTGTTGGTAAAGTTAGACAGCCTAGATTCTATCAGGGCTTCGTGCACAGATGCAACAGCGTAGGCATCAAAGCCACCGATATGCCATCGGTACGGTTCCAATGGTATGTGATCTAGCTTCCAATCGTATACGGTAGCGACGGAGCCATCCTCAAATTCAATAAACCATTCGGCATTGGTCTTATCGCCAATAAAGACTGTTGGCGCACCAAAGCATCGACAAAGTTCATCATAAGTGGCATTGACATAACCCCGTAGACTGCTCCCATTGATCTGATCTGATCTGCATTGATTGTGCTTCATCATTGACCCCATAATTTACAGTTAAAAGACATAAACCCAATAACAGCCCCATTATGTAACACTTTGGGATTGATCCAATTGCCTGACCCAATAAAGTTTTCAGTCT